AGGATGTTATCCTGAAGAGCTTAAACAGGAACTGAAAAAGCTGATGGAGGAAAGCAAAGAATGAACGGAAGACAGGCTGCCAAGGCTGCGTCAAAGCGGATCGAGGAACTGGAACATAGCGTCGCCCAGTACAAGGCTGACGTGCAGGACTACAACCACGTCATCGAGGACATGATTTCCGGGAAATCGCCCTGCACATGGTGCGAGGATGTCGGCGAATGCGTTCTTGACGCGAACGGGAATGTTGGCTGCTCTGAATGGCTTCTGCGGTTCAGGAAACCGGAAGCCCAGCCGGAAGGCGGTGAAGCTGATGGGCAGGAAACCGGGACAAGTAACGGTCGTATATTCGGTGTGGCGGAACAAGGATGACCGGCTGCTGATCCTCGACAAGCCTGCGAAAGAATGCGCTCAGATTCTCGGGATTGAGGAGCAATCTTTCCGTAGGATCGCAGGCAGCAGCGACAAGAACGGATACGGCAATGCATACACGATAACAAAGGCACGGATCGAACAGGTGAAACGGGAGGAGGAATCATGAGAGCAAAAGAGTATTTTCTGTCGGTGCTGGCTGCGGAGAAAGAGCTGAAAATGATCCGGGCCAAGATCCGTCACTACGAGGATATCGGCTATTCGATCACGGGCGGCAGCATGGATTCCCCGGTTGTGAGCCACAGCCGTGGATCAAGTAGAGTAGAAGCCGCTGCAATGGGCATTTTTGACGCTACAAGGGCGCTGGAAGAGAAAGCGAAGGAATATGTCGCCGTGATCGCCAGAGCCGAGCGCTTGATAGCTTTATTGCCGCAGGAACGGTATCAGCAGATCCTGACTTATCGGTACCTGTGCGGATGGTCGTTCAGATCGATTACGGACGAGCTGAAGTATGAGAATCCGCGAAGCGTTTACAAGGCCCATGGATGGGCACTGGCTGAAGCTCAGAAGATCCTGAACAAAATGACGCTTTAAGTGAGGATGAGCATGGAAGAAATGATACCGCAATGGATTGAAGCAAACAAACTTCCATCAGCAACAAAGTTTCTATGTCCGCATTGCCGTGAAATGGTTTATTTCTCGCATGGGAGCAGTTCAAAGGCAAGACGGAGAGGATTGACAAAACGATGTTTATATAAGTTTTGTCCATGGTGCGGTAAGGAAGTAACACCATTAAGGATCAACTACATAAGTGATTAAGAGGCAACAAGTGAGGCAATAAACGAGGTGGAGTATGAACGTGAAATGTGAATTGCTTAATTTTAAACAGGACAAAAGTGCATTAGATAATCCAAGAGTTATTATAGAAGATGACGGAACATTAAGCAATCAAGTAAGAATTTCAATTGGTGAAATGTGGGCTGTTGTAAGAGCTGATGAATTGGAAAAGGCGATAAATGCTTGCACTCATTTACCGTTTTAAAGGCAACAATAACCAAATTGTCTATTCCAAAAAACTACAATAAGTGATATCATAATTACAATAGCAAATAAGGAGGCGGCAGATGACGCGATCAGAAGACAATGAGATATGGAAACCGGAAGAGTATCTGGCGTACCACAAACTTGTGTTCAGGATAATGTTCAATTTTCTGAACGCACATTTCCCACCACAGGAAGATCCCGAATGGTGGGAAAAGTTTGCAGAAGACACCGATCATGCAAGCGATGAAGCCAAGGGCGGATCGCTCGTGAACGGAATGCTCCTGGCAATCAGTGACTATCTGGAAGAAGAATATAAGAAAAGGAGAGGTTGAAATGGACAAGCTGAAGATTGACAAAATCCCGTCCGGCCGCAGTGGCATGGATACCATGAAGATCACCGGCTTCCGCAACGGTGAACTAAGCGAACTGAAAAGCATGGAGCACCAGGAAGCAAAGGAAAAACTGCTGGACATGCTGAACTACCGGAACAACAATATCGGTACTACATGGGGATGTGGATACGGCGTATACGGCATGTGGTTTGACAATGAAGCAGCGTATATGAACATCGGCACCAGCTGCGACTGATTTTTTATGCCTGTTGAAATTACGAAACGTAGTATGAAAACCATCGGATTGATTGACGTGGATGCTGTGAATCATCACGGCGCAAAATTTCCAAACCTGGCATTAATGAGGATTTCCGCATGGCATAAGGCCCAGGGAGATCTGGTTGAATGGTGGTGGTCTGATCTTGTTCATTACGACATCGTATACATGAGCAAAATTTTTAGTGACACATATAGCCCGGATGTCCCTGAGCCGATGAATGCAGACAAAATCATTAAAGGCGGAACAGGATATTGCATCAGCACAGTAAACGGCATTGAAGTATTTGATAAAAGTAAGAATACGCCATTGCCGGACGAGATTGAACACATGTTTCCGGACTACAGTATTTATCCGCAGTTTAATTTTGCCGTTGCAATGACGTCCCGCGGCTGTCCACGCGGATGCGCATTCTGCCACGTTGCCTCAAAAGAAGGCAGATGCTCCAGAAAAGTTGCGGACGTATCTGCCTTCTGGAATGGTCAGCCGCACATTGAGGTGCTGGATCCAAACATTACAGCCTGTAGAGAAAAACGGGATCTGCTGCGACAATACCGGGAGACCAGGGCGTCCATTAATTTCAACCAGGGAATTGATATCCGGTTTACAAATGATGAAGACATTGATGATTTCAATCATATGAAACTGAAGAAGATCCACTTTGCCTGGGACAATCCAAAGGATGACCTGGAAGATCAATTCCGAAACTTCGCAGAAAAATTCCGATTTAAAGGGCACTGCAAAATGGTTTATGTGCTGACAAACTTTGGAAGCACAATGGAGGAAAACTTGTATCGGATCTATACATTGCGGGATCTCGGATACGATCCGTACGTGATGATTTACAACAAGCCTGAAGCCCCAAAGGAAATTAAAAGACTGCAACGATGGTGTAACAACAAGGTGATCTTTAAATCATGCCATAGATTTGAAGATTATCAGCCATGAACAGGAGGAATTATGGAAGTAAAAAACAGTCATGGATTACCAGATAATATCTGCAATACACCGAAACTGGCAACAATAGAACTTCACCATAACAAATACGGCACCGGGGAATACTTTGCTACTTATATTACCTGGGTCGGGAGAGACACAGATGGTTTCTGGATTGATAAACAACTCACAAAAGAAGAACTGGATACAATCCTTAGCATCTGCTGCGGGGGAGAATGACACATGAGCATGACAAACTGCGTGAACTGCGGATCAGCAAAGGAAGCATCTGCAAAAGTATGCCCATTCTGCGGCACATCGTATTTTGATTTTACAGACATTGACCTGGATCAGCGGCATCCATGTATTGTACGGTTCAAGTTTAAGGACAATATCTTTTCGATGAAAGCATTTGTCGGTATGGCTGAATTCACATATGCTCCAATCACCATGGATATTACGTCCCTGGACGATTGCTATAGCAGACGTATCACGACGAATCATGATGTGCGGGCAAACATTGAATTCATATGTGCGGAGTAATCAAACGAAAGGAGGCAAGTACATGTGTCAGAAGCAACCCAATTGATTCCGAACTGGACGTACGAGGATTTTCTTTCAGAACGTCCATATGAATGGCTGTATGCACAGAAGGACAACAAGTTTATGCTGCAGATCCTGCTGAACAAGATGCAGGTGATTGCAAAAAACCTGAAGTTTCCTGGGTTCATGAAGACCTGGAATGCGTACGTTGAATCCAAGTCCCCAAAGGCAACGATCCTGGGCAGCAATCAGACGATGTTTCCAAAGCAGCCGACCCAGCTGAACTGCGGCACCTATATTGCAGACGAATACGGCGTGTCCCGGATCAATGAAATGGGTGCAGATGTAGAGGTTATATCACATCCGCTGATGCCTGTGAAGCGTGTAACTAATATCGAAACCTTTGAGGAAAAACTTGAGATTGCGTACTGCCGTGGTCAGGATCCATGGAAATCACTGACCGTATCCCGGGAACAACTGGCATCCGCCCAGAAAATCATCGGTCTGTCCCGCCAGGGGATTGCGGTCAATTCCGAAAACGCCAAGGAAGTTGTTAAGTACATGGGCACTGTTGAAGCATTGAACTATGACAACCTTCCACGCCAGAATTCTGTATCCCACATGGGATGGCTGGCTGACGGACAGTTTATGCCGTACGTCAGCGATGTATCTTACGATGGTGATAGTCCTGAATTTCTGAGAATGTACGAAGAATTTACGCCGACAGGAGATGAGCATATATGGCTGAGTTTAGCGAAGGACGTAAGATCTGCGGAGTCTATACCGGCGCGGATTGCTCTGGCGGCATCTTTTGCTGCTCCGTTGGTTCAGATTTTGGGCGGCTTGCCTTTCTTCACGCACTTCTGGGGGGAGACTGGATGTGGCAAAACTGTGGGACTGATGTTAGCCGCTTCCGTATGGGGAAACCCGGATGTCGGCCGGTATATCAAGACGTTCTCCGGAACCAAGGTAAGCCAGGAACTGTACGCTGCGTTCTGCTGCAACCTTCCGATCCTGTTTGATGAACTGCAGGTAATCTCGGATCGCAAGACGTTTGACGACATCGTGTACATGCTCTGTGAAGGTGTCAGCAAAGGTCGCGGTGCCAAGGAAGGAGGCCTTCAGATTCAGAAACGCTGGTCATCCTGCATCATCACGACCGGTGAAATGCCGATCACCCAGGGGAACTCCGGCGGTGGCGCCGTGGCCCGTATCATAGAAGTAAACTTCGGCGGTAAACCGCTCTTCCAGGATGCCCGCGGAACAGCAAACCTGCTGAAGGAACACTATGGTTTTGCTGGTCCGAAGTTCATCACCATGCTGCAGAAGGACGGCGTCATTGATGCACTGAAGGCCCTTCAGCGTAAGTTCTATACGGAACTGATGCAGGAAGACGTCCAGGATAAGCAGGTACTCTCCGCATCGATCCTGTTGGCAGCTGACGCCCTGGCAACGAAGGCCATATTCAAGGACAAGCATGCACTGACCGTGGATGAAATCAAAGAGTACCTGGTCAGCCGGACAGAGACAGACGTTAACCTGCGGTGCTACCAGTGGCTGATCGGTTTCTGCGCAGCGAACCCACGCCGGTTTGATTCGGAAGACCAGGCCAACGGCGAGATCTGGGGTCGATACAAGGACGGCTATGTCTTCATAAATAAGACCGTCTTTGATGACATCCTTAAGAGTAAAGGTTTCTCACCCGGTGCTTTCCTGGACTGGGCCAGACGAAAAGAGATTCTTAAAGCCCAGTTCTACGGGAAAGGAAACAAGAACAACCGGCCGACATGGCAGATCATGGTCAACGGCAAGAGCATTCCGCATGTCGGGATCAAACTGCCGGAAGAAGAAAAGACAGAACAGGAGGCGTATCAGCAGTATGTGCAGGTCGATGATCCGGACATGCCGTTCTGAAAAATATACGGTGTATACGGCCCATATACGGTGTGTCGTATATCCGCTACGCCTTATATTTCAACGGGTTGAGGCATGTCTATACGGAATATACGGTTTTTTCGGACATACACCCTATATATATGACTATTTTTTTTCGCAGAAGGAAAACAAGCGACGCGTGTCCGCGCGCGTAAGACGTATTTTGACACCGTATATTCCGTATATTCCGTATATTGCATGTCAGAAACCGTTATAAATCAATGCTTCCAGGTATATACGGATTTTTACGGACACCGTATAAAAAACACGTACACCGTATGAAAAAGAGGTGAAATCATGAAAACACTCATCGCAATCCCGTGCATGGATACCGTTCAAACACAATTTACCAGGTGCCTGGTGGATCTGACACGCACCGCCCCGCCGGACACGTCCGTCTGCTTCAAACAGTCATCACTGATCTATGATTCACGCAACTTACTCGCACTGACAGCGATCGAGAACAATTACGACCGTGTGCTGTGGCTGGACAGTGACATGATCTTTCCGACAGACGTGCTCACCAGGCTGCATTCCGACATGGATAAAGGATACGACATGGTATCCGGTCTGTACGTCAAGCGTGGTGGAAACATCATCCCCGTGTTGTGGAAACAGATTGATCCTCCGGAAAAACATAACAATGATATCCGGAAATGCATCATTGACTATCTGGATTACCCGCAAAATACCCTGTTTGACATCGCCGGCAGCGGTTTCGGATGCGTGATGACCAGTGTGAAACTGCTGAAGGATATCTTTGATAAGTACGGTCCGGCATTCTCTCCGTTTGTGTGGGCAGGCGAGGACATTTCCTTCTGCTACCGTGCGGGACTGATCGGCGCCCGAATTGCCTGCGATACCACGTTCAAACTTGGACACATCGGCAACGTAACCTTTACCGAAGACATCTTTTTAAAGAACAGAGGTGATCAGCATTGAAAGAAAGACTTGGACAACGGACACCCACCGAGAAACTCATCAATCGCCTGCGCGCCATCGCTGATGCCGGCGGAATGCTCACCCGGGACCGGCTGAGGATCCTCATCGAATCCGCAGACCGCCTGGAAGAACTTGACGAACGTGTCGCAATCATGTCCGAAACCCATGATGAAGGTTTCAACACGTTCAACGAGATTGTCCGCCCGGGAGGTGATCGTCATGAAGAACATTGAGTGGTGGCGTACCACCGCCAATCACATGTGGCGTACGTACTTCGCCCTTCATCGTGACGGGTTTGTATGGGATAAACTTTCCCAGCCGGATCAGAAATTCTACGCCATCTGCGATCACGTCCTGCACACCAGGTTTGTAAAAGCAGACCAGGATATCCTCCGGACGTACTACACCTCACGCTGGGGCGACGATATCTACGCCGTGGAAGACTACTCACTGAAGAATAATATTCCCGTAAAGGTAATCTGGATGGTGATTCGTCGCGCTAACCGCGCCGTGATGGAAGAGGTTGGATTCCTGGAAAAGAAGGAGAATGATAAAGATGACTGAACCGTTACTCGATATTATCATTACCCACCACGATGAACCATGGGAGGTTGGTAAACCGTTCTTCGACATGATGGAGCATCAGCAGTGTGTCGAAAAGACGAACGTTCGGATTATTCTGGTCCAGGATGGACAGGAAAATGCACTCCCATGGAAAGCACTTCTGTCCGATTATTCCTTCAAGGTGAAACTTGTAACCATCCCGCACTCCGGTACAGCCGTTGCACGGAATGCCGGATACAAGACAGGATCCGCTGCATGGGTGATGTTCTGGAACTTTGATGATATGATGGCAGATGTATGCTCCCTGTCCATGATGATCGGTAACTTCCCGACAGATGAATGTGATCTCATCTGGTGTCGGATGGTGCAGATTTGCAAGTGGTTTACCGGACATACCTACCTCAACAAGATTGACGGCGTAAACTTCGGGAATACCTGCGGCAAGATGTACCGTCGTGCATTCCTGGATGAACATAACATCCGGTTCAACAAAGACTCAAAGTATTTCTACGATCACATTTTTAATGCCATCGTACTCAGTGAAGTAAAGCCGTACCGGATCATGGAACTCACTACAGATTTTTACCCGTACATGAAGTCTTTCCGGCAAAACTCCATGAAACATACACCGGAAGCCCAGCGTGAAATGATGTTCAGTTTCCTGGATCGGGATCTTATCATTATCCATGAAATGGAAAAACGTGGGCTGGAGTATGAACTGAAACGTGCCGTCGCAAAAGCTGTATGCTCCGAGTATTATTCAATCTATGATCCGCTGACACAGAACAAGGAAGGATACTCCGATGGTTTCCTGGACTTCTACAATCAGTATAAGTGGATATTCCATACTGTTTCCCCGGCGGACGTGGACGTTATTCGTGAAGAGGCTGAGATTGAGAAACTGAATCTCATTCAGATCGCATACAATGAACATAAGACAGAAATGTACTTCAAGAATGACGTGCTTCTGTTTGATGAGTGGGTACAGTGCCTGGATGATGACGACAGTACGTCCGAACCAATTGTCCATCAGCCGGATGAGCAATCCGTTTCAGATCCCGAACCGGTCACCGCACACATCGCACCCGATGCGGATGATCCGAAGATCGTTGTCTACTGCGGAACGTATGATGTGTACATGAACATGATTGCTTCCTGTAAATCTCTCTTGTGTAATGTACCCGTTGACAAAGTGTACTTTTTGACGGAAGACGATGAGTTTCCGTACGAACTGCCGGACATTGTTGAGAATATCAATGTCAAGAATCAGCAATACTTTACTCCGGATGGTCCGAACTTTAATAATTCCTGGACATACATGTGCATGATCCGCGCTGCCTTTCCGGAAATGTTCCCGCAATACAAGAAGATCCTGTCGCTGGATATCGATATCGTCATCACGGAGAACGTATCCGAATTGTGGGACTACGACATTTCCGATTACTATCTCGCCGGCGTACCGGAAAAACAGCGGCAGAAGTCATCCGCTGATCCGCTGTACATTAATTTCGGCGTCGTCATGATGAACCTGGAAAAACTCCGTCAGGACGGGATCCAGGATCAACTCATCACCGCACTGAACACTACACACTTCGGGTGCCCCGAACAGGATGCGTACAACAAGTTCTGCGCAGGACATATCCTGGGTATCCCGGCTGACTACAACTACACGACCTATTCCCACATCACAGGTGATGCACAGAAGGAACGTATCCTGCACTATGCGGGGCAGAAATTCTGGCGGCATTACGCAGTCGTAAAGCAGTACGCGGATCTGAACTGGGACGAGGTCATGCGTCGGCAGAACGCACTCCATGAGGCAGGTGACAGCCATGAGTAATCCGTTCTTCAGTATTATTATCCCCGCATACAATGCTGAGAAGCACATTCGACGTGGCCTGGACTCTATCTATTCCCAGACATTCCGTGACTTTGAACTGATCGTGATCTGTGATTCCTGCGGCGATCGCACAGAACAGATCGCAAAGGAGTACGGTGCTATCACGGAATGTGTTTCCTTCGGACGTGACGGGCTTTCCCGTGACCGTGGGATCCAGATCGCAACCGGTACATGGATCATGTTCATGGATGATGACGACTGGTTCTGGAATGAGTATTCCTTCCAGCACGTCGCTGATGCCATCAATCGTGCAGATCCGGACATTGACATGCTTGCCTTCGGGTATGAGTTTAAGTCCAAAGGATACAAGGCACCTGCCGGACACGAACTTTTTACCCCACGGATCGCACATGTCTGGTCCAAGGCATGGCGCCGGTCGTCCATCGGGAACGCGCGTTTCGGGAATGCAACCTTCTGCAGCGATACATACTTCCTGCGGGATATGAAAGCGAACGTCAAGAAGTACGCCACCCTGGACGAAACCATTTATTACTATAATTTCATGCGGCAGGGGAGCCAGACGGAACTCTTCTGCAAGGGACTGATCCGGCAGTCACCTGTCGCGGAATGAGGTGATCGAATGAACACGAACCGTATTGCCCTGTACGCCGGAACGCGGAACATCTACCATGACATGGTCGTTTCCGCTAAATCCCTGCTTTATCACAACGGAGCGGACAATGTTATCTTTCTCATCGAGGATGACGAGTTTCCGGAACAACTTCCGGATCTCTTTACCTGCATTAACGTATCACATCAGACGTACTTCCCGTCCACCGGTCCGAACTTCAAGTGTCGCTGGACATACATGGTGATGATGCGTGTCGCCCTTACCAAACTGTTCCCGACGATCGATCGCATGCTCACTCTGGATCACGATACCATCATCCGGAAGCCGATCGACTACATCTGGAACGTCAATCTCGCCGGCTATTACTACGCTGCCGTGGAAGAGAAACAGATCCGGAATCGCAAGCACCCGTACTATAATTTCGGCGTTACGCTGCACAACCTGGCACAGCTTCGTAAGGACGGAGCGGACGATACCATTATTTGCTCCGTAAACTCCGTATACTTTCAGTACTGCGAACAGGACGCCGTCAATTCCGTATGTGCCGGGCATATCCTGGGAATCCCGCCAGAGTATAACGCCATGTGGTTTAACCGCCCGACCGTGCCCGAACAGGACATTATCATTAAGCACTATGCAGCTACGTCTACATCGCTCAGTGAACGCGATGATTACAAGTACTATGACAGCC